AACTTTAGCATCTACAATCAATGATTCTGTTACAGATATACCTTTAACTAACTCCGCAGCTTTTCCATCTTCAGGAGAGATTAGAATAGGTTCTGAAGATATAAGTTTTACAGCCAATAATACTACAACAAATATTTTAAGTGGTGGTGCTAGAGAAGTTAACGGCACAACTAAATCTGGGCACAGTGCAGGTGCAACAGTGACAGACATTTCTAAGTTCGTTGCTTGGGGTGATCCATCATCTTCTGACTTTACAATTGATCCGGGTTTATGGATATTGGATAACTTTGGAACAAAATTAATCGCATTAATATATAATGGTCAATGTTTTGAGTGGGATGCTGCAGCAGCAAATGCTACAGGGAACAGGGCAACACTTATTGCAAATGCACCGACTAAATCTAGACATGTGTTAGTATCCACTCCAGATAGACACTTAGTGTTTTTTGGAACTGAAACCACAGTTGGAGATCCATTAACGCAAGATGATATGTTTATAAGATTTTCTGACCAAGAGAATATTTCTGGAACTAATGCATATACAGTCACCGCCACTAATACAGCAGGCACACAAAGGCTTGCAGATGGTTCTGAAATAATGGGGGCTATCAGAGGTAGGGACGCTATTTATGTTTGGACTGATACAGCATTGTTTCTTATGAAATTTGTGGGTCAACCATTTACTTTCTCATTTGAACAAGTGGGTACAAACTGTGGGTTGTTTGGAAAGAATGCTTGCATAGAGGTTGATGGCACAGCCTATTGGATGTCAGAAAATGGATTCTTTCAATATGATGGTCAATTAAAATCTATGCCATGTTTAGTAGAAGACCATGTTTACGATGACATAAACGCTACATCTAGAGATCTTATTAATGCAGGTTTAAATAATTTATTTGGTGAAGTAAGTTGGTTTTATTGCACGGAGGCCTCTGATCAAATTGACAGGGTGGTTACGTACAATTATCTTGACTCAACAAAACAACGTCCTATTTGGACCACTGGCACACTACCTAGGGCAGCATGGCAAGACTCCGCTGTTTTTGATAGACCACATGCAACTTTTTATGATCCCAGCAGTAACGCTTCGTATGATGTTACTGGTAATACGGACGGTTGTACTATATACTATCAACAGGAAACAGGGACCGATCAGATAAACGCTGGTGGAGTTATTACTGCAGTGTTAGCAAATATTGTTTCTGGTGACTTTGATATTACTAGAAGAACAGTTAGAGGTCAGACTGTTGGAACACCGGATCTTAGAGGTGATGGAGAATTTATAATGAGAATAAGTAGATTTATACCAGACTTTATTTCACAAACAGGAGACACTCAAATTAGTTTTCAAACTAGAGATTTTCCAAATAGTTCACCAACCACAACAAGTTTCACATCGACACCATCTACGACTAAAGTAGATACTAGGTTAAGAGCTAGATCCATAGCTTTAAAAGTTGCAAACACTTCTACAAGTCAAGCTTGGAAACTAGGAACATTTAGATTAGATATTCACCCAGGAGGTAGAAGATAATGACTACATTAACTGATGAGCAAATAAGAGCTGCAGGTATATTATATTTACCAAAGCAACAGTATTTAGCAGATCCTTTTCTTTTACCTGAAGAAGACCAAGAAGATGGAGGTGATGGCGGCGGTGGAGTTAATCTAACTCGGCCTACCAACGTGGGAAGTGGTGGAATTAGCACCTTACCTGCAGGTCAATTAATGGTTGATTTTGAAGATGCTATTTCTTCTAGACAAAAAAGATTAACAGATCCAAGCCCTTTTGCACAAAAACTTTATGATTTTGGTCTTCCAAAACAAAGATCAGTGGATCAAATGATGAGAGATGCAACTGCATTTAACATGGCACAATTAGGTCCTGATTTTAGTCAGATAGGTATAACATCAAATATGACAGGACCGGAAATAAGACAAGCAATGGCAGAGTATGCAGCAGACGAAACAAGTATTGGAAATTATCCGGTAGAAGATCCTAGAGACGTAAGGTTTCAATTTGGCATTCCTACTTTAGGACGTATTTTAAGTGCAGCTCTTCCAAGTAGTTACTATGATAAAATGACTGTGCCAGAGCAAATCTATACACAAACTAAAATGGGTTACACTGGTCCAACTGTATTTGGAGAAAATACTACAGGTGGCAACAAAGATATTTTTGGTAGAAATGTTGTTTCTGGTTTTGGTAACTATGTAGAAAAACAGAAAAAAGATATTGCAAAATTAGATAAATATTTTGGATCTGAACTATTTGATAAAAGATATGGTGAGGACACTGTGTTAGAATTTGATGAAACGATTGGTCAATTTGTATTTAAAGGACCGGGAGCCGAGGCTGCAACTAGAAGGAATAGATTAAATCTATTAAGATATAATTATGACAAAAAAGGTTTAAAAGAGTTCGAAGATATTAAAGATCAAACTGGTTTTACTGAAGTTGAAGAAGCAAGAAAAAAAGAAATAGCTACGACTCCAGGTAGAGAAACTGGAAGCGGTGGTAGAGAAGTTGCAACAGATGCAGGCGCAGTGGCTGGAGCTCAACAAGACATATCAAATTATCAAAGTTTTGGAGAAGTGCCACTTAAAAAAGGAGGACTAGCAGGAGTGCTAGGATATTAATTATGGCAAAAATTGTACAATCGTTAACAAGAGCAGAAGACGAATATAGCAGAGAAAACTTACAATCGTTAGTTAGAGATCTTGACGGTGTAATAACAAAATTAAATTCCTCTTTTCAGGATGAGGTAAAACAGGAGATAGAGGCTAGAACTTTTTTCTTAGATTCATAATGGCAGTAGTAAATCAATATAAATTTTACGGTAAAACTACTACGGCTGCAGAGTCCGTAGACATGTTGGAGCCAACTGTAAATGAAACCATAATAGTGAGATCCATAAGAGTTACTAATAAATCTGGATCTAACACACCAACGGTTACAATTAAAAATAATAACTTTGAGATTGTTAATACTCAACAACTTGCAACAGCCACTAGTGTAGAAATACTTAGTTTACCTTTAATAGTGGAGGGTGGTACTAAATTAGCCTATACAACAGCTGGCACAGTGTCTGATGGGGTAGTATTTGGTATTAGCTATCTCAATATATTAAAGGAGAAAACAGACTAATGAAAGTATTGAAAGCGGAAGTAGAGGAAACCTATAGACACAAAGAAACAGGTGAGGTTTTTAAAGAAAAAAAGGACTGGTTAGCTAAAGGTTATAAGCCAGAGGACATGGCTCAAGACGTTAAGGTGATCATGCCTCCTCTTGATTTGTTCGCTAAAACAAAGTAAAACGATAAATTAAGGTAAAAATATGGCTATATCTAGAATGCAAGAACCCCGACAGTTATATGGATTAGGTAGTTTAGTTAGAAAAATAACTAGACCTATTAAAAAAGCTGTCAAGGGTGTAAAAAAAATTGCTAAAAGTCCTATAGGTAAACTTGCTATATTAGGGGGTTTGGGGGCCTATGGCTTAGGAGCCTTAGGATCTGGAGGATTTAATCCGTTAGCAAAAGGATTTTTTAGTAAAGCTAATTTAGGAACAGGCTTATCAACATTTTTTAGCACACAAAATCCATTATTATTTAAAGATGGTGCATTTAATTTAGGTAGAGCTGGTATAACAGCTAGTGCACTTGGTGCTGCATTACCGTTTTTAGCACCAGGACTATTAGCACCTAAAGAAGAGGAAATGGAAGAAATAGATATTACTAGAACTCCAGATAGTATAGCTGCATTAAATCAAAGAGCTAGAGATTTTTATAACTATGGCGATGAAAATTTATTGTTTATGCCTCAAAAACAATATGTCATGAGAAATTTTTATGCTGCTAAAGGTGGACTAGCTGATGAAGAAGATGATGATAAAGAATTTGACAGAAATTTAACAGGCATCATGAGAATGCGAAGACAAAAAGGTGGGTCAGTGCCAGAATCAAAAGTAAAAGGTTATGATACACCAGCAGGATTTAACAAATTTGATTACCCTACTGGTGGAGTGTCTGTTAGAACACCTAAAAAACAAGGTGGACTTATGGATCTAGGTGGTTTAGAAATGGACTTCAGGGCAGAAGGTGGTTTTGTTCCGATCGGAGCAAAAGAAAAAGCAGACGACGTACCTGCGAGATTAAGTAAAAATGAGTTTGTAATGACGGCAGATGCTGTTAGGGGTGCTGGCAAAGGTAGTATAAAAGCTGGGGCACAAAAAATGTATAACACAATGAAGGAATTAGAACGTAGGGTAGGATAATGGCAGTACCAGATTATTTACAGGATTTCGTAACCGATTTTGCACAACAAGCAAAAACATCTTTTAGCGCACCGTTAGATCCAAAAACATTTATGGGTCCACAGTTTGTAGCTGGACTTGATCCATTACAAACACAAGCTATTGGAATTGCACAAGCAGGTGTTGGTAGCTTCGCACCATTTTTAGCTTCTGCGCAACAGGCTATAACGCAAGCAGGTCAAGACGTAGCTGGTTTACAACAGTTCGCAGGCACTGGAGCAGGGACCGGGGCTGGATCAATTGCAGCTTTTCAATCACCATTTCAACAACAAGTTATAGATGAATCATTAAGACAATTTGATTTATCAAGACAGGCTGGTCTACAAGAGATTGCAGATGCAGCAATAGCACAAGGAGCGTTTGGTGGTGGTAGACAAGGTGCATTAGAGGGACAGTTTAGAGCTGATACTGCACTAGGTAGAGCAGGACTTGAAGCACAATTAAGAGCACAAGGTTTTGCAGATGCAGCGGCTAGAAGAGGACAAGCG